CATTTGAAGACACAAAACTAAAAATAGGAGTGGTGAAGTGGACAAATGTCTTTACTGACCAGAACGATATTCTAGGAGGTTCAATCGTTGAGACTCATCACATGACTCCCGTAGCTATCAAAAAGAAGAGTAAGACTTGGGACAACACAGATGAAGTTCTTAAGGCCTACAATGGCATCAAAGAGGACAGGCCGAACTCAATCGATGTCTACGAAGTTACAGGAGAGTTCCCTATTTCTATCTACAAAGATGCGAATGATAAAGACTCACAGGAAACAGATGATTACAAATACTCCCTACAGAGATACTTCGTTGCCAATGTAGGTGGAAGCAAGCACTTAATGTATTCAGAAGAGTTGAGTGGTGATATGACCGATTACTATGAGTACCTTTCATGGGAAGATAACGGTTATGGACTTGGCAGAGGTGTTATCGAGGATTCGGAAGAAGCACAGGTGTGGACAAATGATGCTGTCATCAATGAAAGCATAGCCATGACACTAGCAGGTCGTGTAGGACTGAAGACTACTTCAAAAAAACTAGGAAATAACATTCTTGAACATGACCATGGCAAGATTTATGAATTGGAAGACGGAAAGGACATCAACTCTTTCAACCTAGCTCCCTCTGCTCTCGGCAACTATCAAGCACAGATAAACAAGTGGAACTCACAAGCTGACAATATCGCTTCTTCCTACAACGCCATGACGGGAGAACAACCGACTTCTGGTACTCCATATTCCCAGACTGTACTCCTCAATCAAGTAGCCTCTAAACCTTTTGATTACAAGAGAGAGGAATGGGGCATTCATCTGACCAAGATATTCAACAAGTGGGTTATTCCTTATCTCATAGAGACCCTGTACAAGAAGCATGTACTTGTTTCTGACTTTGCAGATACTGAACTTGACCTCATTGACGAGAGTTTCTCGAACGAGAACTCTAATCAAGATATCATCAAGAACCTGTTGAAAGGTGTCGTCACTACACCTGACCAACAGCAAGGAATGATAAATGGGTACATGAAGCATATCAAGAAAAATGGTAAGAAGCGTTATTTGGAAATCCCGAAAGGATACTTTGATGATGTGGAGGCAAAGACAACTGTGCTGACTACGGGTGAACAGAAGAACAAAGCAGTTATTCTTTCTTCTCTTGCAAGTCTTCTCGATACCGTCATCAAATCTTACAATCCACAAACCGGTCAGTTCGGAGTTCTGCAAGACCCGATACTATCCAAGATATTTAACGAGATACTTGAATTATCGAACACGGGTATTTCTCCTATTTCGGTTGGTAAAGGAAATCGTCCAACACCTACAACTACTTCACAAGTTCCCCAGTCCACTCCAGGAGTTCCAACAGGTGCGGGTGCACCTAGTCCTATGAGTCCTATGTCTGCTATGTCTCCCGCATTAACACCACAATGAACCCACTTCAAACTTTTTATCATAATGAACCTGAACGGACAGCAGTCCACGACTTTATGATTGAAGTCTTAAAGGAATTAGCGGTCGATAAGACTTTTAATGGGCAGGAAGTAAAGGGAATACAAGAAGCCAAACAATGTGTTGAAAAGATGTTTGACAAGTTAGAAACATTGTATGGTATAATAAAGAAACCAATTATTAGCAATTCAAGATGACTTACGTCGTCAGACATAATAAAAACTATCATGGCAAGACCAAAAAAAGTAGAAGTTAAAGAGAAAGTCGAACCAGTCGAACCAAAAGTTGAGGAAAAGGTCGAGGAAGTTAAACCAGTCGAGACACCAGTTGAACCAAAGGTTCGTGGTGCTGGAGACCCAATAATTTAATGAAACGCAAACCAATCAAGAAAACAGGTACATTTCAAGGGAAGAGTAATGTTCTGGGTCATGGAGGTCGTGCCGCACAATTAAAGGCTCAAGGCGTACCACAGGGTGTAATAGGTATGTTGGCTAGGAAAGCGGGAGCGGCTCCTGGAATGAAAAATTACCACGCAACGAGGGGGAAAATGAAGTAGAACTTGGCAATGTCAATAAGCCCATTTATTAGCCAAACGGAAAAGGCATGAACCGTTAATCGCACAGAAGCTCTGCATAAACTTCTAAATTATGGAAGAAACTCCAATCTTGCCAGAGGAAGGCACAAATCCTCAACCTGAAGTAGTGGTTTCAGAAACTACCCCAGAGGAGACTGTAACTCCTGAAGTCCCAGCCGAGAAGACTTACACTCAAGCAGAGTGGGATGAGCTTCATGGAAGGGCAACAAAGGCTGAATCGGAATTGAAGGCATTAAAACCCAAGAAACCCATTTCAGCACCAGCTTCTTCACAATTTAATGTAGAGGAAACCGTCTTGCTTGCTAACGGCATGTCTGAAGAACTCTTAAAAGAGTTGAAGGCAGTGGCACAAGTGAGAAAGTTATCTCTTATAAAGGCACAGAATGACCCTATATTTATTGCGGTAAAGGAGAAGTTCGAGAAAGACCAGAAGCAAAAAGACGCAAGTCTTCCAGCTTCCAGAGGTTCTGGTGGAGTTAAGGCGGTTAAATCCGTTTCCACTCCAGGCCTTTCAAGAGAAGAGCATAAAAAACTCACAATGGAAGCTCTACAATAAATTTGAGAAGCCTTTAATGGCTAATTAAATTTAATAGTATGGCTAATACTACAGGCACGTTCCCACTTGCTACGGAAACCGCAACGTCTTTGGCGTCATGGATTCCGAACATTTGGGGACAAAAAGTCAATGAGTTTTACCGAAATAAACTTGTTGCCGCACCTTTCTTCACAGATAGGTCGGACGAACTTTCGGCAGGCGGGGGTGTCCTTTACACTCCAGGCACGACAGAGTTTGCGGCCGCTGCAAAGACAACGGGTGTGCAAGTGACCCTTTTTCAAACTGTAATGGGGGTCTTGATTTTCTAACGGATACGAAGTATACTTAACGGGTGAAATGCTATACCTGTCATAAAACAATAGATAGATACCCAAGCCAACTTAGAGCAAATAAGAACTTTTGTAATAAAGATTGTTATAATCTAAGTTTGGTAGAAAGTATGAAGGGTAAAAATAATCCAAATTGGACAGGTGGAAAAATAAAATTTAATTGCGAAGAATGTGGTACCCCCTGTGAGAGGAAACCTCATTCAAGGATTAAAAATAATTTTCCAAAGTATTGTTCCTTACAATGTGCTGCAAAAGTTAGGGCGAGATTCCAACAAGGTAAAAACCATTGGAATTGGAAAGGGGGATGTTTAAGATATCAAGCAAAGATTGCTCCCCGTCCTAAACCAACGAAGTGTGAGATATGTGGTGTTAAGTCAAACGCCCTTAAAAAGGGATTAGCTTATGACCACGACCACAAGACTGATAAGTTTAGAGGTTGGTTATGTGGAAGATGTAATACGGCACTTGGTATGGTTAATGATAATATTGACATATTAAAGAAACTCATTAGATACATTAGAAAATCAAACAAAAATCTTCTCTGATATACGGCGAACGCTGAAATGCCAACGCCTAGGAAGGCCACAAGCCACCTACAACGACTAAGCGAGAAGACCCGAAAGGGATGCAATAGTCTGAACTTACGAGAAAAGAAATCGTAAGAGGGAAATCCGAAGTGGTTTCCCCCCTCAAATTGAGGAGTAACAAAATGCAACAGTGCAACCGATACTAAAGTTACTCTAACAGTGAATAACTGGTATGAATCTTCTTTCGCTATTGAAGACGCACAAGCGGCTCAAGCGATGCGTTCATACACGATTATGGAGCGTTTCTCCAAGAACTGCGGATATTCAATCGCAAAGGTTCTTGATACGGCTATAATCGCTTTGTTTACCTCATTCACGAACGTAGTTGGTTCTTCGGTCAATACTCTTGGTGATTCAGATATTCGCGCTGCTTTCGCCTATTTGGAGACGGCAGGTGCAGATGTCATGGAATCGGCCTTCTTCCTCTCACCTAATCAGTTCTGGAAACAGGTTCAGGGTATAGACAAGTTCTCCCTAGCGGTGAACTCCCCAGTCAATGACCCGACATCCAAGATGCCTTCGGCATATCTCTACGGTCGTCCAGTCTATGTGACTGCTCAACTTACGAGTGCAGTTTCAGGTGGAAAGAACGCGGCTCTCGCAGTTCCAGATGCCATTCATTGGGCTACCTCTCCTTTGGGAGCAGGAGGTTCAAAGGGTGCTATGGTAGGTTCAATGGGTATTCGTGTTCAGTCGAACTACATTCCTGACTACCTTTCAACAGTTACAACCGCAGACATCCTTTACGGTGTAGCATTGAATCGTGCAACAGGCGGTGTGGAAATTCTTACATCCTAGAGGTGTATAACTTTATTTGACAATGTATATCGAGTTGTTAGAATGAAGTTAATCTCGTCGATAGATTGTTTATGGAGAGAAGTCCTCAAAATTCTTTTCTTCATAAATTTTGAGAATAATCTAGTAGTAATCTTATGCAAGTTCAACCAACAAATATCTCTAGTCAGTCAAAGGTCATTTCTCCTGCAAGAGGAAAGGTTTTTATAGACTATGGAAATATGAGAAAGGTTAGTGAAATGCTTGACGCTGAAGGCAATGTAATAGACCCAAAGAGTAAAAGAATTATTCGTAAGAAAGATGAAGAAATAAAACAATGAGAGTATATTTTATCGGTAGCGGAAATGCAGGATGTTATTTAGTAAGATGTCTTTTACCCCTAGTTGCCAATGGTTTTGACGGAGACCTTACAAGTTTACACCCATTTCAAAAGACACCAGAGAATAAACTAGAAGCCACCAAACATGCAGACATTGTAGTCTTCCATAGACCAGAAGATAATAAAAAACTTGAACTGGCTAGAATCCTTAAAGAACAGGGGAAGAAAGTCGTATATGACAATGATGATTCCTACAAAGACCACGGTTCAGTAAAAGCAAACGATTATTTTGATAAAGAAAGACTTGAAAGAGGACTTACTTCC